GCGGCACGCCGACGCCTCCGCCCCGTCCGGCCCCCGCCCGCCCGGCTCCGCGTCCGGCTCCGCCGCGTCGTGAAGACGCTGACACGCACTCCGGTAACGCCAATGAGATGACGGGTTCGCAGTACCGTCGTGATCTGGAAGGCCGCACCACCCAGAAGAAGGGTGGCCGCATTGAACGTGCAACTGGCGGTCGCACCAAGGCCAAGGGCAAGACCACTGTGACCATCAACATTGGTCAGCCGCAACCGGGCGCTATGCCTCCGGGCCCGATGCTGCCCCCCGGCCCGCCGATGATGCCGCCGGGTATGCCGCCGATGCCTCCGGGCGGCGCTCCCATGCTGCCTCCCGCTGGCGCTGGCCCCGGTCTTGGCGCTATGGGCGCGATGAACCCCGGTGGCCCCGGCATGACGCCTCCGATCCCGCCGATGCGCAAGGAAGGCGGGCGCGTGAAAAAGATCTACCAGAACACGGAATACGGTTCCGGCAGTGGGCTGGGGCGGCTGGAAAAGACGAAATGGCCCCCGGCTAAATAAGGAGGCCAGATGGCTTCACTTGACTTGTTCCTGTATCGCAAATTGCAGGAACGGATAGAGGAAGAGATACGGACCCGGATCGAAACGCTTTCATCCGGGTCCGCACAAACCCTAGAGGAGTACAAACACCAAGTTGGTTACATCAAGGGTCTGAAAGACTCTCTTATCTGGGCGAAAGAGACTAACGATGAGTTAGTCGGCAGAACCGAAAAAAGCGAGATAGGAACATGGCGTTAAAAATGGTCCACGAGGTAGATCCTCGTGATGAACTGCTGCGGCAGCTTGGTAATCTGAACGACATCAAAATCTTCAATAATTGGATTTTGCTTGCCGTTTATAAGCGCCCCGAAAAGACTGTGGGCGGCATCATCATCTCCGAACAGACACGCAAAGAGGACGAATATCAAGGCAAGGTTGGTCTTGTCGTGAAGAAAGGTCCGCTTGCCTTTGTAGATGACTCCCAGACGACCTTTGCTGGGCAAAACCTTGATCTTGGAGAATGGGTTGTTTTTCGCACGTCGGACGGATGGGCTTTGGAAGTCCACGGCGTCTTGTGCCGGATGATTCAGGACACCCAAGTGCGCTTGGCCGTCCCGAACCCTGACGACGCTTTCTAAGGAGAACAAACCATGAACGACAGTTTGGAACCCATTTCGGTCACGGTGAAACCGCCGGAGCCAGTTAACAATGAGATCGACATTGGCGAGGTAAAACCTGAGGTCGCAAAAGCCGCCCCAGAACCCGCCAAGAACGCCGCAGAAGACGGGATTGAGCTTCTGAAGCGCCAGTTAGAGGACAAGCGCCGGGAGGCTGAAGAGGCCCAGCGCGCCAAGGCGGAGGCAGAACGCCGCGCCCTCCTTCGCGAACGGGAAATCGAACAGTACGAAACCCGCGCGCAGTCCAGCGAGCATACGGCGCTGGTCAACGCCATCGCCAGCTTTGAGCGTGACGCTGAAATGCTGGAGAAGGACTACGCCACGTTCCTTGAACAGGGCGATTATCAGAAGGCGGCGAAGGTCCAGCGCCAGATGGCGGCGGTGGAATCCCGTCTCACAACCCTCCAGCAGGGCCGCGAGGAGCTTGAGTACCGCCTGACCAACCCGCCCAAGCGGGAAGACATGCCGGTGATCCAGCCGGTGGCCCGTGATCCGTTTGAAGAGCGGATTTCAACCTTGTCTCAGCCCTCACAACAGTGGCTGCGGCAGAACCGTCAGGTGCTGGATGACCCGCGCCTGACCAATAAGATGACGGCGGCTCATTATGAGGCGCTTGCGGACAGTATTCGGGCGGACTCGCCTGAGTATTTCCAGTTCATCGAAAGCAAATTGGGGCTCAATGGGCAAGAACCCGTGATGTCCCAGCCTTCCCGGCAGGCTCCTACGTCTTCCGGTCGGGTCGCAATGGCGGCTGCGCCAGTTTCCCGTAGCGCCCCTGCCAATATCCGCAACAGCGACGGGTCCGTCAGCATCACGCTGACCCCCGAACAGCGCGCTTACGCCCGTGATCTTGATATGACGGATGAAGAGTACGCTGCTAACCTGTTGTATTACAAGGAACAAGGCAGGATTGGAGGCTAAAATGGAACAGGAAAAGCGCGGCCCCGGTCGCCCCCGTACCGTCGGTGTTTTTGAAGATAAGGATGTCTCCATGGAACAGAATAATGTGAAGGCGGCTCCTGCCGCGTCCCGTGGGCTGCGCGAAGCCGCCCTTCGTACCGAACAGTTGCGCAAAAACCTTCGGGTGAATGACCCGGAGCAGACTCTGCACGACGACTTCTACATTGATCCGGCCAAAATCCCTGATGGGTGGTCGTATGAATGGAAGCGCAAAGTCGTCGCGGGCCTTCTGGACCCGGCTTATGAGGTCGAACTGGCGCAGGAAGGCTGGGAGCCGGTTGATGCCTCTCGCCACCCCGAAATGATGCCGATTGGCTATCAGGGCGCAATTGAACGCAAGGGCATGATCCTGATGGAGCGGCCTTTGGAAATCACCGAAATGTTCCGCCAGCGCGCTATTGCGGAGGCCCGTGAGGCCGTTGAGATCCGCGAGCGGGCTATCGGACAGTCGAACGCGGGGCAGTTTGAAACGGATCGTAAGACCATCCGTAAAGAATACTCCCCCGTGATGATCCCCAAGTCCTGATGGGCAGGGGCAAGGGGGTTTCGGCCCTCTTGCCCCCCTAATCTATTGGTGATACATATGTTTCACTCCGCTGCGCGCCGTGGCGGACTTTTGTGTCTGACTGAAGCCAATCACGCTGGGCGGCAGAGGTCTTTCCGACAGGAGTCTACCTATGGCGAATGTTGAAGCGCCTTTTGGTTTTCAGCTTGCCGGGTTCCTTGACGGTCGTACTGGTTCTCTGGGTCAACAGAGCCGCCTGATGGCGTCTAGCGCCGCTACGATTTGGTCGGGTGATCCCGTTACGTCTCTCAGCACTGGTTATGTTGCTCGCTCTACGGCTGGCACCACCCAGATTGCTGGCATCTTTATCGGCTGCACCTATCTCAGCACGGCCCTTGGCCGCGTTGTTTGGGCCCCGATGTACACTCAGAACGCCGCCACGGGCGACGTGACGGTGTATGTGGTCAGCGACCCGCTCGCTCTCTTCAAGGTTCAGGCTGGCGGTTCCTCCACGGCTATTATCCTTGATAACATCAACTCCAACGCCAACTTTGGTCTTGCCACGGGTAACAACTACTCTGGCCAGTCGAAGGCGTATCTGGATCAGACCACAATCAGCCCGTCTACGACCACGCTGCCCTTCCGCATCGTCAGCCTTATCGAAGCTCCTCCGGGCGCTCCGGGCACTGACATTACGTCTGGGTACAACAACGTCCTCGTGGCGTTCAACTTCCAAGACTTCCGCGTCACCACCGGAACCTGATAGGAGAAACGAACAATGGCTATTAACCTTAGTCAGATTCGCGACCTTCTCCTCCCCGGTCTCCGGGGCGTGGAAGGCAAGTACGCGATGATTCCTTCGCAGTACGACAAGGTGTTTGAAATCACCAAGTCGAACATGGCGCTGGAACGTACCGCTGAGATGCGTTATCTGGGCCTCGCCCAGTTGAAGACTGAAGGTGGCAACACCCAGTTTGATAACGCCGCTGGCGAGCGTTATGTCTACAACCAAGAACATAACGAAATCGGCCTTGGCTATGCGATCACCCGCAAAGCCATTGACGACAACCTCTACAAGAGCCAGTTCAAGCCGACGAACCTTGGCCTCATTGAATCCTTCCATCAGACGAAGGAGATCTATGCGGCCAACGTCCTCAACACCGCCAACGTGTACAACGCGAAGGTCGGTGGCGACGGTGTCTCGCTCGTCAACTACAATCACCCGATTGATGGTCAGACGATCCCGAATACCCCGGCTGTTCAGGTTGACCTCAACGAATCCACGCTGCTCAACGGCATGGTTTCCATCCGTCAGAACTTCCGCGACATCGCTGGCAACAAGATTTTTGCCCGCGCTCGTAGGCTGATCGTTCCCCCGGCTCTGGAACCCGTGGCGGTTCGTCTTACCAAGACGCAGTTGCGTCCGGGTACTGCGGACAACGACGTCAACGCGATACTCTTTACGGGCGGCGGTCTGTCGGAAGGCTACATGGTTATGGACTTCCTCACGTCCACCCGTGCGTGGTTCCTGCTTACCAACATCAAGGGTCTGGTCTACATGGACCGCGTTCCCTTTGAAATGGATATGCAGGTTGACTTCGCGACGGATAACCTCCTCGTCAAGGGCTATGAGCGTTACAGCGTCGGTTATTTCAACTGGCGTTCGATCTACGGCTCCATGCCGACCTGATAGGAAACGGGGCGGGGGTGGAAGCCCCCGCCTTTAATCTAGGTGAATAGTTCACGTTGACCGGCCTAGCGGACGCTGCACAGACAACGTGGACGTAACGTGCAGGAGGTTCCCATGGGAACGACTACATTCACTGGCCCCATCAAGGCTGGCGATGTTCTTAATACGACGGGCACCACGCCCGGAACCATTAAGAATGTTGGCTGGGTTTCGATGGCCCAGACCGCCAGCATTACGCAAGCTGGTTCTGCCACGGCGTATGCTACCAGCATCGTCATCCCGGCCTACAGCCATATCCTGAACATCCAGTTCTTGAATACGACTGCTTGGGACGCGACGAATACGATCAGCGTTGGCACTAGCGCAACGGCAAATGAACTGGTTGCCAGTGTCGCCATGATTCAGGGGCAAGTTTCTGCTGGCCCCGGCGCTAGCTCAACTCGCACGGCTCTTTGGTCGAACACTGGCGCAACTGACATTGTCATTTACGTCCTGTCCACCAATACTGGTGTGGGTGTTGGTGACATCGTTGTGCGTTATATCCAAGCTGAAAACGCTTAATAGGGCCATAGGAGGCTTTTATGAAGAACAAGACTGGTTCTGTGAACACGGGCCCCGCCAAAGGCGAAGTCGCCAAAAACGATGCCCCGAAGTCCATCTTTGCTGGTGCTGACTCTGAGGTCATCAAGTCGGCCATGAAGAAAAAGCGCGGCGGCTCTGTGAAGGGCAAGAAGGTCGAAGCTCACGGAAAAATGGCGAAGCATCGCCTTGATCGTCCGGCCCGCAAGGCCGGTGGTCGCGTGGGTGCGGACATGCGTCCGTTCTCGTCCGCCGCCAGCGTCAAGACCCCTGCGGGTCGTGACGTTGATTCGGATGTAGACTGACTACGCTAAAGGTGGTCGGGCTAAATGGATTCAGGGCGCCATCAAACACCCCGGCGCTCTGCATCGTCAGCTAGGCGTTCCTGAGGGGGAGAAGATCCCCGCGAAGAAGCTGGCAAAGGCGGCGAAAAGCGAGAACCCTACCCTCGCAAAACGCGCGCGGTTAGCTCAAACGCTTAAAGGGCTGAACAAGTAAACTGGGAGGGGCTTGCCCCTCCCTTCTTATTTGGGGGAAATTATGTCTGGAGCATGGACGCGCAAAGAAGGGAAGAACCCGGAAGGCGGGCTAAATGCTCGCGGCAGGGCTTCTCTCAAGGCTGAAGGCCAAAACATCAAACCGCCTGTTTCTCGTGAGCGGGCGCAAGAATCAGAAGAGGCCGCTGCGCGGCGCAGATCATTCTGTGCGCGTATGACGGGCATGAAGAAGTCGTTGACCAGCCCTAAAACGGCTCACGACCCCAACAGCCGCATCAACAAGTCTCTAAGAAAGTGGGATTGTTAACATGGCTCGCACACCTTTTTGGAAGGAAAAAGCCCCGGAAGATGCTATAAATAAGCATCTGACGCGGAAAGAGCAGCAGCTTGCCAAGGCAAAGGCTAGGGCGGCGGGCCGTCCTTATCCGAATTTGGTTGATAATGCTGCGGTAGCACGGGCGAAGGACAAGTAAAATGCAGCCGATCACTGTTTCCAGCTCTGACGCCTCTGCGGCGACGACCTATAGCAGCCTTGTCCGCATGGACACTTGGGCCAACGCTCAGTCCGTCGTTCAGGTTAAAGTCAGCGGGGCGGCGACCTACACGGTTGAAACGTCGATGGACGACCCGGATAGCCCAATCAACCCGGTCCCGCTTGCAAGCATGACGTGGAACGATGCGTTGGACACCAATCTTGTAAGCCAATCTTCTGCGAAAAGCGGTGTATTCAACGTCACCCCGATCTTTATCCGGCTTAAACAGACGGCGGGAGCGGGTTCTGCGACGATGACCATTGCTCAATTTGGCAACGTGCCTCTCTAAGGTGCTGCAATGACCACAAGCGGGACGTATTCGTTCAATCCTTCGTTGGGCGAGATTGTTCTCAATGCGTTCTCGCGCATTGGAGTGCGCCGCACCGCTTTGGTACAAGAGCATCTGGAAGACGCGCGCTTTGAAATGAACCTCCTGTTGGCGGAGTGGTCCAACAGGGGGGTCAATCTCTGGAAGGTGGATCTTCAGGAGATCCCTCTGGTCCAAGGCGTCGCCACCTATTATGCGGACACGACGAATACGGCTGCGGAGGCGGCTAAAACCGTGATGGTTTTGGATGCTTACATTAGCACGGGCACGGGGCAGTCGCGTTTTGATCGTGTGATTCTGCCTATTTCGCGCACGGAATATGCGCAGACGCCCAACAAAAACCTTCAATCCCCGCCTACGTCGTTCTGGTTCGACCGTCTCATCAACCCCACGATCACCTTGTGGCCGGTTCCTGACCAGAGCAATCAGTATGTGCTGCGGTTTTATCGCGTTATTCAGGTGCAGGATGCTGATCTGGACAATGCAAAGACCGTTGACGTTCCCTATAGGTGGCTTGATGCGGCTTGTAGCGGCCTTGCGGCGCGTCTCTCCGCCATTTATGCACCGGATCGGTTGCAATATTTGACGGCTAAAGCGGAATCTTCGTACCAAATTGCCGCGACACAGGACACCGAAAACGTCCCGCTGTACATAATCCCCGGAATTTCCGGCTATTACAGGACCTGACACGATGGCGTACCGCCCGCATGGACGCGCATCTGTCAATTCCGGCAACCCACGCGCATTTGCGCGGTGTGATCGTTGCGGATTTATCTATAATCACGCTAGTTTAAAGTTCCAGTTTGATTACAGGGGCCCAAGACTGGCGAATCTGCGCATTTTGGTGTGTTCGCCGTGCTACGATAAGCCTCAACCGCAGTTAAAACCGATTTTGCTGACGGAAGACCCGTTGCCCGTCATCAATGCGCGTCCTGAAGACTATCTTTTTGCGGAAACCAACGTCAGAACGGTGTCCGCACAGGTCTTGCAGCCATCTGCGGCCTCTGGAAACGGGTCTACGGTCACTTTGACGTTCCCATATGGCCCCACATTCCCAAATGTGGAGGTCGGAAGCATGTTAATCGTGTCTGGAATGGTCCCGGAAACGTATAACGGCACCTTTTTTGTGACGGGAACGTCCGTTACGCCCACATGGACCATCTCTTTTGCGTCAAATGCGCAGGGGAACATGGTCAAATCGGGCTATGTCGCGACAAATTTAGACCCGACGACGGGTTTGCCCGTTATAAACGTCGATACGCGCGTCACAGAAGACGCAAATACGCGGACGACGCAGCCTATTGGCATCCCAACGGGCCTCAATCAAGATGCAGTCATGCCCCTTATCAACAAAACCGCCTATGCAGTTAAGCTGCCGGTGGTTTCTGTGTTGGCGAATGGCACCAATATCATCACGGTGACGTGTTCTACGGTTCATAACCTTGCGAACAACGATCAGATCGCCGTAGAAGACTTAACTGTTAATATGGCGACTGGCTTCTATAACGTGACGGTAGTCAACCCGACTATTTTCACATATCCAGTTGCGCTGCCTGTGGCGGCGGGTAGTCTTCTAACCTCAAGAACAAACATCATAACTGCCTTGGTTGGCACGCCGCTTGGCTACGACCAGATTCCGCAGACGGGGACTTAATTATGGCGAATACTCCTATTCCAAATCTGCCCCTCGCCATTTCGATTGGGCCCACCGCCGCTTTTGTGGAGATCGTGCAGGACGGCGTGTCCCAGCGCGCGACCGTCGGTCAGATTTCCGGCCTTACTCCGGGGCCCACGGGCCCAACGGGGGCGCAAGGCAACATCGGACCCACGGGTCCTACGGGTGAAACTGGTCTGACGGGTCCGACCGGGCCTACGGGCGTGTCTGGCTCGTCCACGAGCCTTTTTCTGTATCAAGCAAACGCCCTAGACTTCAGTGGGTATCCCAAAGATGGGTACATTCTGTGGAACACCAGCCCGCAGATATCCGCAACTCAAATTAACATCAGCCACCTGACGGATAACGGCATCGACGTTGATATTTTCCTTTCGCTCCTGACCATTGGCGAAAGGATTATTATCCAAGACCAGTCGTCCAGCGCAGATTATCAAATTTTCCAAATCACGGGCACACCCACGCATTACAATGCGGGGTTGGCGACCGCGTATTGGGCATACCCCGTGTCTTTTGTGTCCTCTGGCGGCTTTGGGACCTCTGGTTTCCCTGATAATCGGCCTTTGTTCATCGCTTTGATTGTTGGTCAAGCGGGTCCGACTGGCCCGACGGGCGCGACTGGTCCCTCTGGCGCTGGTCCAACGGGTCCCACGGGTCCCACGGGGCCGTCGTCTACGGTTGCTGGCCCGACTGGTCCAACTGGTGCCACGGGACCGACGGGTCCTACGGGCGCATCTTCTACGGTGGCGGGTCCGACGGGGCCAACGGGCCCTACTGGGCCTACAGGTGCAGCCTCTACGGTTGCGGGCCCGACGGGACCGACTGGACTTGTCGGCCCCACCGGCCCCACGGGTCCGACGGGCGCGTCTTCTACGGTAGCGGGGCCCACAGGTCCGACTGGCGCTACTGGCGCGCAAGGCCCGACAGGTCCGGGCGGTGCGCTTGCTAGCTATGGTTCGTTTGTTAGCACGGTTGACCAAACGCTTGCGGCTAACACGCCCGGCGCGATGATCCTCAACAGCGCGGCGGTTGAGGCCAGCGGCGTCTCCATG